CAACTACTCGCAAAATCCTATTGTAGATGATTACTTGCAAAATCCTATTGTAGATGATTATAATATAAGAGATGAAAATTTTTGGAGACAAGTAGATAAGATGAAACACATTAGCGCATATGCGGATCCACACGTTCATTGGAACAAGCATTTTGCTTGGATGCCAACTCGTAGTGATCACAGTGGTAAGTTTATCTGGTTGACAAATTACTGGGAATACGCTATAACTATGGATATGAATGGCGCAGTGCCACGTAAAGATACTGCCTGGCGAATGATCTACACTCGAGAGGAATATATATTGAAGAAGCTAACAAATAATGAGTGAAGAGTACACAGAAGATTTACAAAAGTTATATCTAGAGTTTTTACTTGCTGACAAGGATTTGTTTGTACGCTGTAATGCGATTACAAACAGCAAATACTTTGTTCGTAAGTATCAGCCTGTTATGGACTTTATACAAGAACATGTAGATGGCTACGGCGATTTACCAACACATGAACAAATTAAAGCTAAAGTTAGAATTGAATTTGATGATGTAAGAGCAAAGATTACTGATGACCATAAAAAATGGTTTATGGATGAATACGAAAAGTTTTGTAGACACAAAGCACTTGAGGGTGCTATCCTGGAAAGTGCTGATAAACTAGAACGACATGAATACGGAAGTGTTGAGCAACTAATTAAAGATGCTGTTGGTATTGGACTAGCAAAAGACTTTGGGCTTAACTACTGGGACGATCCAGCAGGACGTATACAAGCAATTAAAGACAATCGTGGACAAAACAGTACTGGATGGGAAAGCCTTGATAAAGTATTGTATGGCGGATTTAATCCAGGCGAACTAAACATCTTTGCTGGTGGTAGTGGTAGTGGTAAGAGTTTGTTTATGCAAAACATGGCACTCAACTGGAGTTTAGCTGGCAAGAACGTAGTGTATGTAAGTTTAGAACTTAGTGAAGAACTATGTAGTATGCGTATTGATGCTATGGTTACTAACCAGAGTACTAAAGATGTTATGCGCAATGCTGATGACACAGCACTTAAAGTTAGAATGTCTGGTAAAAAAGCAGGCGTACTACAAATGATACAAATGCCTAACGGCGCAACTATTAATGACATCAAGGCATACATTAAAGAATATCAGATACAAAACGACATTAAAATTGATGGATTGTTTGTAGACTATTTGGATCTTATGATGCCTGTTAGCGTTAAAGTTAATCCAAGCGATCAGTTTATTAAAGACAAGTATGTAAGTGAAGAACTACGTAACTTAGCTATTGAGCTTAACATATTGTTTGTTACAGCGTCTCAGTTGAATCGTGGTGCTGTTGATGAAGTAGAGTTTGATCACAGTCACATTGCTGGTGGTATTAGTAAGATTAATACAGCAGACAACCTAATTGGTATCTTTAGCTCAAGAGCAATGCGTGAACGTGGCAGAGTACAGATACAGTTTATGAAAACACGTTCGAGTAGTGGTGTTGGATCTAAACTAGACTTGGGCTATGATATGAATACACTTAGAATTACAGACTTGGATGAAGATGAACAAGGTGAAGACGGACAAGTAGCAAGCATCTATCAGAGCTTAAAGAATAAAGCAACTGTTAGCCCTGCTGGTACTGAGTCAGCACAGCCTGATAATACCGCAGTGGAAAACGCCGCAAGATTACAAAATTTACTTAAACGAAGGGAATAGTTGTTAAAACATTGATGCCGTTGACCTTATATGTATCTATAATATGATGTACGAACAACGGGCGAAGATATTAGCCTGAATTGTTGCCCGCATCCCATAGCTGTATTAATTCTTATTGCCTATGGATCCTAAGTTCACGATCAGGAAATGCAAAGTTGCTATAAGTACTATCCACCAATGTTTTAACAACAATATTTATAAATAGTATTGATATGAAACGTAAAACGAGATCTATTTTAGAAGAAATTAATTCTATGTCACCAAAGCGTGACAGACGGCAACTTGTTGAAGCAAATGCTGAACAAGTAATTGCTACGGCAATTAACTTAATTGAATTAATTAATGAGACATTTGATAATGAAACTGCGGCGGATTTGAATAAAAGATTAATTAATTCAATTCGCACCAAGGATCCTCGGAAGTTTAAAAGAGGGGTATCAAAGCTGTGAAGATTAAAGACATACTAGGCGGAATGAGCAAACGCAAAATCCGTCGTGGAAGCCGCATCAAAAGATTAAGACAAGAAGATTTACATCTTAGAGAAGGCGGTAATGTATTCCCTGACAGTGTGGGCTTTGATCACAAACTAATACCTAGCATTATGAAATCAATTAATTCAGTACTGGCAAAAACTGGTAGTACTGCTATACCAATTGGTAGTGGAGCAACTCCAACACCTGGTAAAGTAAGTGGTGACTTGGATATGATCGTAGATGTAGATCAGCTAAAACAACATTTTAATATGGAAGACGCCAAAGATGCTGACATCCGTAAAAAGCTACGTCAAGTATTTGACTTAGCAGGGTTTAACACAGGACAAAGTGGTACTAGTGTACACGTAGAAACACCAATTGGTGATAACACACACCAAGTAGACATTATGGTAGTACCAAATGCTGCTAATGCGGCACAATTCCATACACATAATATTCCAAAAGGATCGCCGTTTAAAGGTGTTAACAAGCAACAGATGCTTAGTATTATTGCTAAAGGAAAAGGCATGTTATGGAGTAACTATGTTGGATTGTTTAAACGTTTACCAAACGGTAAAAAAGATCCAGATGGATTTATTACAAGTGACATTGATGAGATTGCTAAATTATTATTAGGCCCTAATGCCCGCAAACAAGACATGGGCAGTGTGGAAGCTATTGTAGCAGCATTGGGTAAAGAAGGCGAAGAGCTATTAGCAAATATCAGAGCTAACGATCCAAATTGGAAAGAACAAGGCTAATGCGAGCAAACCAGTTTTTAACGGAAGCTAAAGTAGGGCGTGAATACCAGCACTTAGAAGATCTAGTATTTGCTGAAGGCAGTGCTGGTGCTCTTAGAGCGGCAAGTATACTACAACGACTTGGCCAAGATTCAAATGATGTAGCCATTAAATGGGACGGCAATCCTACTATCTATTGGGGCAGAGAAGCAGACGGAACGTTTGTACTAACTGGTAAAAATGGCTGGGGTAAAAATAAAACTACTAGCAGTGATGAATTAAAATCATTTGTTATGAGTACTGGTAAAGGCGAAGACTGGAGACAGGACTTTGCTAATAACATGGGTGATGTATTTGACATCATGCAACGTAATACACCAAACGATCTGCGTGGCTTTATATATGGTGATTTATTATACTCACCAAGCAAACCATACGTATCAAACAACGACACATATCAATTTGAACCAAATAGTGTTCTATATACTATAGACGCTAACAGTGATCTTGGTAAAAGAGTTGGCGCAAGTAGTATTGGTATTGCGGCACACAGTATATACGGAGAGTTTGGTGACAAAACTGGCACTCCTATTAAAGATACAAAAAGAATTAATACTAATGAAGTTGTAGTTATGGGTCAAACATATGTACCACATCAAGCTAGTGTAGATATTAGCAGTGTAGAAGACATTATAAAAGCAACTAATGCTAATGCTCAAGCAATTGACGGTTGGTTAACACCTGAACAGGGTCTTAGTAATAAAGGTAATATCATTTATACATACGTAAATCAAATGGTAAAACAGGGTAAATTAAAGCAATTACAAAGTGGGTTTTTCGACTGGTTAAAAACTAGTAAAGTAAGTGCTGGACAACAAGCAAAACTAATGGCTAGTGACAGTAATGGATTAAATGCTATACTAGGATTAGTTGTACAAATTATGACAGTAAAAAATAATATTATTGATCAGCTAGACAATGCTCCAGCTGATGTAACAGCAACTACAAAAGGTGAAAGTGGCGGCGAAGGTTATGTAGTAGGTAGAGATAAAATTAAACTTGTACCAAGACATCGCTGGACGCCAAACTTATAAATACTACTATGGAACAATATACAGCAAAGCAATGGGCAGAAATCGAAGGCGGACATACTATGAGTGAGGCTAACGAACCAAAATTTGGGTTTGTTAATGATCTTAATGAAGCTAGTAAAATGTACAAAACTCGTCAACAACTTGAAACTGTTGATTTAAGAAACACTGTGGACTTTGCGTTCATGAACTTGCTAACAATGCATATAATGTCACAAAATCCAAGTACTAAACCTATGGCGCAAGATTATGCTAAAAGAACACTTGCTAGCGGTGGTAACTTTAAAAACTATCGTAGAGACGGCAATGATCTTTATCACGCACTTCATAAAATATCAACTAAAACTGGTATTGATGCTTCTGAAAAAGCACAAGCAGCAAGAGTTGGTATACCAGAGCAACAGTTAAAAACATATTTAAGATCCATAGCTGCTGGGCAAAATCCCAAACAAGCTAGTGGATTATTCATGCGTCTTGAACGCAGTCTTGATATTAAAGAAGCTAATTATAAGTCTATTAGACGAATGGCAACTGGATGGCAAGGATTACAAGCAGGACAAAAACAATTAGCAGCAACTAAAATAATTCAATATTATAGAGCTAATGCTATACGTAGTGAACTGTATGAACCATTTAAACAATTTAGTAAAGCAGGCGGATTAATTAATCCAAATATTGCTAGCGCAGAGCCAAAAATTACTGCTAGAAAAATTGCGCAAAGAGCAGCTGTTGGTGCTGCAGCGTTCACTGGTGGATTTGCTGCTGGCAGAGCATTTGGAAGAAGTCTAGTTTAAGGTGTCATTTGATACAACAATACATAGTCTATACACTAATTGATATTACTGACAATAATAGTAAATCAAAAAATGTTATAGCATATAATCAAAAACAAAATTTTAATACACTTATTCAGCTAGCTGGCATGAGAAGCCAGCCAATATCTATCGCAGTTAAGTGTCTTGAAGCACAAGATGTAGTTGATTACTGCTTCGGTTCAGCGCATAAAGGACTACATCATGTGTGGAAAATTGAATTTGCAGTAGAGCATGCCGACGTTTACATGTTAAACGATAATCCAGTACATTTTTTAGAAAATGATTTTGACGGCGTAGCATTTACACCTTATCTGACAGAAACCGCAAACTTTGTCACTAATACATTTGAGACTTATGACGAAAAACTATTAAACATATACTTTAAGAAAACGTAGACATCAATAAATAGTATTAAGAAAAAACAATATATTACGGCAAAACAAAAGGCACAAGACTACGGAGTTCGCCACAAGCCTCCGATATCAAAAGGCTACATAAAAGGCTACTGTTAACAAGGCACAACGATGTGCTGAAGACACAGTTGAGAAGAATTATGTCTATAGCTACAATTGGGACAACCCAGTTAGAGAAACAGAATTTAGAAGCTCACGTTGACCTGTGTGCTGAAAGGTATCGTGTCTTGGAAGAAAAAGTTAACAATATTGATACCCGCCTTAATAATATTGAAAAAAGTGTGACTTCCATGAGAGAAGAAGGCATCCGTGAATTCTCTAAAATGCGTGAAGAAATAATTAAAGCAAATGCCACAACAAATAAAATAATGATGGGAACTGGCGGCACAGTTCTTGCTGGTGTGTTAACATTATTAGCAACATTATTAATGTCATAAAAATCTAATAAATAACTATATGAACTTAAATAAACTCATATCAGAAGAACAACCTGTTGTTGAGGCACAGCTAGTCTGGGCTCGCAAAGGAAGCAAACTTGTTCGTAAATTTCGTTGCAATGTAGGACAACGAAAAGGTAGAGTTGTGAGTGATCCTTCACAATGTTCGAAACCCATTGATTTAAAAAAACGAATGACATTACGTAAAACTAAAGCAAAAATGGGTGCTCGTATAGCTAAAAAATCGCAACGTACTAAACGTATGAATCCAGCAAGTAAAGCAGTCCAAAGACTGAACAAGGTAAAGTAACATGAAGATATTTGATATTATCACAGAAGATAAAAAGACTTGGATGAAAGATGGAGTCGAAATGTGCAGCAAGGATTGTTGTGGACAACCTGTTACTGAATGTACATGTGGTCCAGATTGCGAACACTGTGATTGCTATAAACTCAATGAGAGATATGGGTTAAAAACTGGCGGTACAGCAATGCGAGATTTTCAAAGTGATCAAACAAACGCCAACAAACGTTTTAATAATAAAAATGCAGACACTAATCGAGAACTTACTATTAAACAAACACAAATGAATAAAAATGCCAATAGAGATGCAAGAAGACTTCCTACTGGACAGCCTAATAGAGCGGCATATGATGCAATGCGTCAAGATTTGCTACGAGCTAGAGGGATTGTTAACAGATGAGAGCTTTTGTAACTAAAGGAGGATTTCCTACATTTATTAATATTCGTGAAAGTGACTTCTTAGATCAACACTTTACAGAAGATAAACTATTAGAGAAAAAGTCTCTAAACGAACGTGATTCATATATTGCGCAAAACTTAGTCCAGCGTGGTGTTTTAGATAAAGTAGTAAACACTGATGGTGCTAGTTACAAACTTAACATTAACAAGTATGGAAAAATATAATGACTAGATCACTTAAAGATATTCTTACTGCACAAGTTGAACAGACGTCTGCTATGCTTAATGAAGCGGCAGAATCTGACATTGATTTAAAAGTAGCAATGACACAAACTATATCAGAACAATCAATTACAGTACAAAACTATCGTATTGACATTGTTAGTGAACAGTTTGCTGGTAGACAAAAAAACTTTTACAATATATTTCATGATAAAGAAGTAATACACGGTGATTTAGCATTGTTTGAAACAGCAATGGGTATTGTTAAAAAATATATTACTAATAAAACATCAGGAATTAAAGAACTAGAACAGTATGACAACGATTACAGTAATGCACTATATGAAACTTGGGCACAACAGTCTAGGGCGAATAAAGGCGGTATTAATGAAGATATTGCCATTGCAAAGGCTAGTAGAGCCAAGCAAAAAATACAAGAAGCAAAACAAAGAATTTTATCACGTCTGTAGTAGATGTGCATAAATATAATAAACACACGGGGAATTATAAAATGTATTTAAACGATTTAAACTCAGCTGCCCATAACGTAGACAAAATTAACAAAGTATTAGCTAACACATTTGGCCATAACGTTAATGTTGCGGAAATGAGCAGTGAATCATTAGGACGCATGCTAAGTGCAACTAATGCAAAAATTACAGCAATTAAAGAAAGCAACAGTGCGTATTGGGAGAACCCAACGTACAACAAGCTAAACTTAATTCAGCATTCATTACGCACGTATATCAATGAAGTTGCACCAATGCGTAGTGATAACAAAAAAATGAAAACAAAAGTTAAAGAGTCAGTAGAACTTGAGCAAGCAGAAGTAATGCTAGCCGCACAAGAGCTAGTTGACGAGCTACAAAAAATGGTTGAGAACTTAGCAGAGATGCAAGTACAAAAACTAATGCCAATTGTAGACGCTATGAAAGAACAAATGGGCTTTGAGCAAGCTGAAGCATATAATGCTAGTGCAGAAGCAGCACTTGGTAGTTTACTAGATGGTGCAAAAGCCGCAAAAGGTGAACTAGAAAATGCAACACTAACAGCTCGTGGTGAAGCACCTGCTGCAGCACCAATGCCAACAGACATGGGTATGGAACCAGAAGTAATGGATGAACCAGACATGGCTGACGATTTTGGTGGAGATGACGCCGCCGCTGGAGATGATAACCAACTTGGTAGAGAACTTAAAGGTGAAAGTGCTCTAGCTAATATGGAGAAGGGTGCGTTAGCTGAAAAAAAGTTTCTAGAGAGTAAAGGCAAACTCTTTAAAATGGTCGAAAGCGGAACTATGACACATGATCAGTTTATTAATATTATCAATGAATTAGATTCAACAGGTATCCAAAAAATGCCGGGTGAGTGGAAGCCGAAGATTACAAAATTTTTAGGATTAGACAAAGAAAAACCTGAGTCTGATGCAGGTACGATGCGCAGTATAGGGCAACCTCAGTCTGATGCAGGTACGATGCGCAGTATAGGGCAACCTCAGTCAGCCCCAGACGTTCCATCGGATCCACCGTCATTGCCAAACAATCCTTCCCAGCCTGCTCAGGATATTGATCCTACACAGCCTCCTCAACCTCAGATGAGAAGACGGCCTAGTATGAAAAGTCTACCAAGAGCGACTATGGCATAATGTTAGTTAATGAAGTCATAACAACTGAAGGACAAGGTTATGTTCTTAATGGTATCGAAGAATTAATTGTTCGTGCCAAAGCACGTGGTATGACTAAATTAAAAACACCTGCTATCAAAGCAAAACTTGAAGCAGGTGGTTATTTTGTTGATATGAAAAGTTTAGTACGTATGTTAAATGGAATCAGTTCCGTTGGTGCAGCTAACAAAGAAGAAACCTCATTGGATACAGCATTACCCCCGGATGCTGATCCAAGAGATGATACTGTAAGCAAAATGGCATCAAAGCAATTGACAAAGAAAGATAAAAAACTATGAGTTATCAAGTAAGCGCACAACAAGCAAGAACAACAGCAAGAAATGATTTAACAATTTTTGATGAAACATCTGCACTGATGCGTCTGATTATAGTTAATGCTGGAACTGGTGCTTACCAAACAATAGTTACTGATGGTACTACAATGACAGAAAGTGACCCAACACCAACTGCTGATGCCCAAGCATACTTTAACGTATGGCAAGGAACACTAACTGATGTTGGTAAAGCTGACCAAATGAAGCAGGTTATTAGTTATTTCACAAACTTGGGCTATACAATAACACGTCAAACAAATACTGCTACAAATACTACATTTAAATGGGTAATTGACTATTGACATTGTAATACGTTAGTGTTATAGTCTCTATATGTTAAAAATTACCACACCATATCCTTATCAAGAATTTAAACGCAAAAGTGTAAACGGAAAACGTCTGTACGAAAACCCGTATGGCGATCCTGTACCTAGTGTAACAACTATTCTTAGTAAGACAAAGGATATGACGCACCTTAATGCTTGGAAAAAGCGTGTAGGTGAAAAGAAAGCACAAGAGATTGTAACTGAAGCCGCAGGTGTAGGTTCAATAATGCACGAAATGCTAGAAGCATGGAGCCTTAATCAAGAGTACACAGGCAAAACTATGCTACAAGCCAAGATGATGGCAGAGACTGTTATTAAAAACGTAGAAGCTGACATTGACGAAGTTTGGGGTAGTGAAGTTAACTTATGTTACCCAGGATTATATGCTGGTACCACTGACTTAGTTGGCATGTACAAGGGTAAGCCTACTATTATGGACTTCAAACAAACCAACAAGCCCAAGAAGCGTGAGTGGATCGACGATTACTTTATGCAAGCGGCGGCTTATGGCATGGCACATAACGAAATATTTGAAACAAAGATTGAACATGCCGCTATCTTTATGTGTAGCCGAGACTTAGACTGGCAATTATTTGAAGTAGGACCAGAAGAGTTTAAAGTTTGGGAAGAAAAGTGGGCCAGCAAAGTAGCAGAGTTTTATAACCTGTCATAAATACATTATAGAGGAAACGATCAATGGCAGACACACGAATTAGTAAAATTAAAGTAAGGCAAGGTAACTTCGCAGATTTGCCCTTGCTTGATCCAGGTGAAGTAGGATACGCAACAGACAATCAAAGGTTGTTTATCGGAAACACTACTATTAGTGTAGGCACAGGTAATGGTGTAATCACATCATTTGTTGTACCAAGTACGTTAAACACAAACGGCGTATTAGGAGTATTTGATGACGGATCACAAGTTAATCCTGCTGATTATAGTATTGTTGGAACTACACTAACGTTTGCTACTGCTCCAACTGGTGCTATTACTGCCAACTTTAATGGTGAGATTAGTATGGAGCGTTACGCAACGATTCCAAACAGCATTTCTCTAGCTGCAAATGGAAATAATGTAGTAACTGGCTTTAGTATTGATACCACACTATACAATATCGCTATCATTGATTATACATTAGAAAGTACTAATGGTGTACGTGTTGGCCAAATCAGAATGGCAACAGACATTAGTGCTTCAACAAGCGCAATTGATGATAATTATACCGAAACCGCAACAGTAGATGTGACCTTTAGTGCAGATATTAGCGTAGCAAACACACTACGTTTAATGTACACTGATGGCGCTAATACTATAACGAAATTTAAATATACATATCAACTTTGGAACAGCAATTAAATAATCAAGCCTGGTATGAGTCACCTAGCAAGCGTTTAAGTATGTGGCGTGACTTCCGTAATGGCTTGGATCAAACAAATACACTTGATGTAAGTAAGACTGTAGTACAGTGGTGGCAAAGTGCTCCATTGGTTAACATATCTATTGATCCTGTTAACCCAGAACAGTGGCCAACACCTTGGGAAATGTTACATCAAGGAAACTTTTGTCAAAATAGTGTCGCATTAGGAATGGCATATACTATCTATTATGCCAATCCAAACATACAAAATGAGCTACTGTATGTAACATGTATTGGTAAAAGTTTTCAGCGTCTATGTGCGCTGATCGATAATAAACACCTGCTTAACTTTGATCACGGTAGTATAAGTACATTACCCACTGAAGATATATGTTCTGTTTCCTACAGAACTAAAATAAAAAACATAATAAAATAACAAATATACCCCGAACTACGATGATTCGGCACTAACATGATATACTATAAGGACGAAAACAGTATGAGCAATATTCAAGTAACAAAAAGAGATGGAAGTAAAGAGGCAATTGACCTCGAAAAGCTACATAAAGTAGCTTTTTATGCCTGTGAAGGTATTAATGGAGTTAGTCCTAGTCAAGTTGAGATGAAGAGTAACTTACATTTTTATAATGGTATTACAACTGATGACATCCAAGAAACACTTATTAAAAGTGCTTCAGAGTTAATTGAAGAAGATGCCCCAAACTATCAATGGGTAGCAGGGCGCCTTATTGTGTATCATTTGCGCAAACAAGTATACGATAGCTTTGAACCTTGGCATATCTTAAAACTAATTACTCGTAATGTAGATGAAGGATGGTATGACCCAGCGTTGCTCACTGAATATACTGCTTCAGAATGGGACGAACTTAATGATTATATTAAACACGACCGTGATCAAGACTTTACATATGCCGCTATGGAACAATGGCGTGGCAAGTATCTTGTACAAAACCGTGTTACAGGACAAAAACTAGAAACACCACAAATGGCATATATGCTAATTGCAGCGACATTATTTGGTAGTTATGACAAAGAAACAAGATTAAAATGGGTTAAGGATTATTACGATGCCATTAGTACTTTCGATATCAGTTTACCTACTCCTGTTATGGCAGGCGTGCGTACTCCACAGAGACAATTTAGTTCGTGCGTTCTTATTGAAACTGGCGATAGTCTCGATAGCATTAACGCAACTACTAGTAGTATTGTCAAATACGTATCACAAAAAGCAGGAATTGGTATTGGAGCAGGAAGTATACGGGCTCTCGGCTCCCCTATACGTAAGGGTGACGCATATCATACCGGGGTCGTTCCTTTCTTTAAAATGTTCCAGTCTGCTACCAGATCATGTAGCCAAGGCGGCGTGCGAAACGGAGCAGCAACATTATATTACCCGATTTGGCATCTCGAAGCAGAAGATCTACTAGTACTTAAAAACAACAAAGGTATTGAAGATAATCGTGTACGTCAAATGGACTACGGTGTACAGTTTAACAAACTAATGTACGAGCGTTTAATTACTGGCGGAGACATTACCTTATTCTCACCTAGTGATGTACCAGGACTATACGAAGCATTCTTTGCTGACCAAGACGAGTTTAAACGTTTATATGAAACAGCAGAGCGTAATACAAGACTACGTAAGAAGACAGTACCAGCACTTGAGTTGTTTAGTCACTTTATGGGAGAACGCAAAGATACTGGACGCATTTACTTACAAAATGTTGACCATTCTAACGAGCATGGTTCGTTCAAAGCAGATATGGCACCTATTAAACAAAGTAACTTGTGTTGTGAGATTAATTTGCCTACAAAACCACTTAATGACTTTAATGATCCAGATGGTGAGATTGCCTTATGTACACTAAGTGCTGTTAATTGGGGCAATGTACGTAAGCCAAGTGACTTTATCCGTATTGGTAAACTAGCAGTACGTGGGCTTGATGCTCTACTCAGTTATCAGAACTATCCAGTAATTGCGGCAGAAATGGCAACCATGGGTAGACGACCATTAGGTGTAGGTATTATTAACTTGGCATACTGGATGGCACGAAACAATATGACATACAGTGAGCCTAATCTAGAAATGATTGATGAGTATGCTGAAGCATGGAGTTACAGTTTAATTAAAGCAAGCGCAGACCTAGCACAAGAGCAAGGCGCATGTTTGTGGAATGACCAAACAAAATATAGTGATGGTATCCTACCTATTGACACATATAAGAAAGATGTTGATGAACTAGTAGCACACAAAGAACGTATGCCATGGAAAGAACTAAGAGTACAATTAGCTAAAACTGGTATCCGTAACTCAACACTAATGGCTCTTATGCCTGCTGAAACGTCAGCACAAATTAGTAATGCGACAAACGGTATTGAACCACCACGTAGTTTAGTAAGTATTAAACAATCAAAACATGGTGTACTAAAGCAAGTTGTGCCTGGTATCCATCATCTTAAAAACAAGTATGAACTACTATGGGATCAGACATCACCAGAAGGATACTTACAGATTATGGCAGTGTTACAAAAATATATCGATCAAGGTATTAGTGTAAACACAAGTTATAATCCACAGCACTTCCCAGATGAGAAGATTCCAATGAGTAGTATGCTACAACATCTAATGATGTTCTACAAATATGGCGGCAAGCAGTTGTATTATTTTAACACATATGACGGAGCCGGCGAAATAGATATTGACAAACTGGAACAATCAAGTATAGTGGAAGATAATATAACAATTGAAGACGATGAATGCGAAAGCTGTGTAATATAAAGAGAGAGATTGAATGAGTGTTTTTGACGTAACTAACAAAGGTAGCCAAACGAATAACTTGGCATTCCTTGATCCATCAGGAGGAGTAACAATTCAACGTTACGATACAATGAAGTATCCTAGCTTTGATAAGTTTACAGACAAACAACTAGGATTCTTCTGGCGTCCAGAAGAAGTTGATACATATCGTGATGGGAAAGACTTTAAACAGTTGACGGACCATGAGCAACATATCTTTACAAGTAATCTTAAAAGACAAATCTTGTTGGATAGTGTACAAGGGCGTGGACCAGTGGAATCGTTTGGTAGCATTGTAAGTTTACCAGAACTAGAGAACTGGATTATTACCTGGACGTTTAGTGAAACAATCCACAGTCGTAGTTACACACATATTATTCGT